TCTCGGATGAGTCTGCAACTGGTGTCCAGCTCTCTGTCGTATCTGACTCAGGCGTCCAACTCTCAGATGTGTCTGGAATAGAACTCCAACCAAAGCCGATAACTATCCCAACAGCGCCAACAGACTCAACGCCAGTGATCGCAACCTCAATGACGGCCAAAGCACTGTCAACAGCGCCTGTACCCTCAACGCCTGTGATGTCTTGGAACGATATAACCTCTGCCAATAATGTGCCGACATCGCCAGTCGCTGCATTACCTGTAATGATTGGCGAGACTAGGACTGAGTTAACAGCGCCAGTAGCTGAATTGCCTGTGATGGCAATGGAAATAGTGAAACCAACAGTGCCGACATTGCCGGTGGCAATCGTTCCATCTTCTTGGACTGATCTGTCAGTGAGTAGTGTGCCAACAGCACCAGTAGACGAATTGCCGCTGATTACGACATTGCCTATGCCGTAGACGCCCCTGCCGTAATAGCCTGTCCCATAAGCAGCCATGCCGCTGCCCCTTGGTTAAGCCAGCCGGATCAGGCCGGTGCTGGCGTCATTGGTTGGCATGGTCAGCGTGAATGTCCCTGCGGTCACTGTCTGTGAGCCAAAGGTGTGGACGCTGACCGCCTTGTTCGACTGAGTGCTGTTGTAGATCAGGACAGCATCAAACGCTGTGGACAGCGTGACGGCAGAGTAACTGATGCTGGCGCTGGGGGTCACAAAGGCTGTCGTGCCACTGGTGCTTGGCGCAGTGCCAAAGGTCACTGTGACGCCGCCTGCCGTGTAGCCTGTGCCTGACACCTCGTTTGTGGCGCTGTAGGCTGTAGTGGCCGCATTAACAGTGGCAGAGGCCAAGTACAAGGCAGCCTTGAAAGTGTCGGCGGCAGTCGAGCCGCGAGTGACGCCAGTGCCAAAGTTATGGTGGCCGACAAGCAGCTCACCTTTGAAACTGGTACACATTGCTTGCGTATTGGCCATGATTTATCCCTTAAATTGTTTGACTGATGCCATCAGCAAAGACACCGCGCTTGAGCGCCATGTGGACAGATCGATGCACCAACTCACCATCAAGCCAATACTCAACCCAGCTCGTTGTCTCGGTATCGTTCTCCACTGAACCCTCACGCTTCTCAAGCAATGAGTCATCCATCTCGCCTTTGGTGGTGGTAACTATCATCCAAATGTCCTTGCTCTTGCCAAAATCGCGCCGCCTGATGTAGAACCACGATCATCTGCAATCTGCAACTGATCCAGTCCTGCCTGATACAGCGATGACCATACAGAGATTCTCGCATCGTCTTGCAAGTATGGCGCAGCCTGTAAAAGTGAACCATACAAATACACATCAGGCGCTTGAGTCAGCAGCCAGTTGGTGGTGTTTGTATTTGATAACTTAGCCAACTTTGCATAGTAGACCAACTCAGCCTGGTATTCACCATCAGGAATTGGCAACAGTCTGAATTGACTTCCGACAATGGTGAAATACAGTGGCTTGCCGCTAGACAGATAAGTCGTGTTCGACAGCGAGTCCATTGCATCAATGGTTTGAAATGACAAATTCGTAATTGGATTGGTATTGAGCTTGATGGACTTAGTTTCTAAGAAGTCATCAGGCACAGTGCCATATTCAGCAGCCGCCGCAAATGTCGCATTGGCACGCACAATCATTTGGCGTGTACGCAACTGGCGCTCAATCTGAGCCTCTGCCAAGCTGACAAAGTCTGAAATGGCAGTCGCCAAATCAGTGCGGTTTAGCCAGTCGCCAACCGAGGTCTTCAGCTCCGCATAAGTCGTGAGTGCCATCAGGTAACCTTTTCAGTTTCTTGGATTTCACGCATCACCCAAGTGTGGTCATGCTTGAATTCAAACATCCCAATGTGGCCAATTTCCTTGCTCACATCGTGATCTATCCATATCTTAAAGCCTGCATCTCTAGCTTTCTTACAGAAGAAAACATCCTCTCCAATGTAGCCGCGCTTGTCATGCCGCCAAGGTGTTTCAAACCAAGGCTCTGACAAAGCCGCAAAGACATTGGCCTTGATCAGCATCACGCCCATACCAACTGAGCCAACTTCTTGCAGGCCAGTTGTTTCGGGCATTGTGTATACCAGCTCACGCTCGCCATTCTCTTTGTAAATCTGTGCTGTCGGTCCTGTAGGCATACGTCTGCGAGCGCAGTTGGTCGCCACAATGTCCAAGTCATGTTGCAGCAAACGCTCAATCATGTCCTGTGGAAACCGCATATCTGAATCAATAAAAAGCACATGGGTGCATTTTTCATGCATTGCGTCTAAGCACAATTCAGCTCGCTGATTGGCAATAAGCGTCCCCTGCGATATTTTCAAGCTGACGGCATCATTGGTGTTCAATGTGTGATACGCCACCATATTGACAAGATCATAGGTAAACATGGTGTGGACCATGTCACGCGCTGGCGTGCAGACTGCAATGTATTTCATACTTTCCCAGGTCGTGTTCTAAAGAATTGATTGTCTGGATCGTTGAGCCATTTTTTCATGTACTCTTGATCATCGATCTTGCCCTCGGCCTTCATCTTGTAATAAAGCGCCTCGGGGATGGATGCCACCAAGTGCCACTCACCATTCCAGTTGGCCTTCTCGTCCACAGCGTTATAGATGGCCTTGTTAGCCTCTACCACCGCAGTTACATCTTGTTCAGTCTCAATGGTCACATCGCCAGTTTCGGCATTCTCATGCCAGTAACGCGAGATGCCTTGATCTTTGTTTTCGCTAAGTAGTCTTTTGTGAATCATTTAAAAAAGGGGGGATTTCTCCCCCCTCTCCTATTGCTTACTATTAAGAAGTAACCAAGTCAGCGGCCAAGCCGTGAGCATTTTCTGCTAACACCTTCAATCCGTACTCGACAATGAGCATTTTTTTATCGGCATCGCCTGATTTAGCCAGATCGATCTGCTGATAAGGACGCAGCACAACCATCTTGGCGTAGTCAGGGTCAAGCACAAACGCATCACGCTCGCGCTGGAAGCGGTTTGCAATCACAGACACATTGCCAAAGTCAGAGACATAAATGTCAACTGCACCGATCAATGTGGCTGGCTTTGCGCCGCCATCAATGTTGAAACGTGAAGATGCGATACCAGTGAAACCTGACACGCGCTGCTTGTTGACAGGGCCAACCATCAAGATTTTTGGTGTGCCGCCAGCAGTCCACACCTTTTGAATCACATTCTTGAGAATGGTTTCAGTGAAAGTGCGAACAGTGCCATCAGTACGCGCAGTGCTTGGCAAGGTGGTGTAAGTTGGGCTTGCACCATTGGTGGTGTCAAAGTCAATGTTGGTCTTCAAAAAGGCCGTCAAAGAACCTGTCTTACGCGCAGTAGTAGAGTCACCAGCAACTGCACCAGTGTTTGACAACATGATGAATTCTTGGTCACGCTTCAACTCAGAGCCACGCTTTGCGATCTGGTAAGCCAGTTCGCTACGGCGGCCTGCCTTGTTCACCACTTCTTCAGTAGCTGACAAGACAATAGTCTTGCGGCTGATCTGACAGTAGTTCTGCACGCGAACAGTCGCAACCACGGAATCAAAAGTGCCGACATCATCACCCTCAAGCTGGGCGTTGGCAGCGGCTGCGGCCAAAGTATCTGTTTGAAATTCAAACAGAGTATTGGTCACGCTTTCGCGGCCAATGTTGGACATAAAAGGCGTTTCTTCGGGCGCAATGTTGGTGATCACATTGCTAAGATCTTCCCGAATACCCTTTGCAGAGTAAGTCAGAAATGTATTGCTAACGATAGCCATGATTTTTCCTATCCTAAAAGTTTGTAAATTGCATCAGCCGCATCATCGATGCGGCCCGTTTTTGCAAGACGCTGTTTTGCGCGAACCGCCTCAGTCGTATTTGAGATTCTTCCTGCTGCACCAGGCTTGGCAGGTCGAGGGCCGTTGTTGGTCACTGGCTTGATGTTGCCCCTCTTGGACATCATCTGGTCGTAGAGTGCCGCTTTACGCAACATCAGGACCGCCCTGTGATCCACCACATTCTTCAGCTCGTCTGGCGAGAATCCAATCTTTTGACCGAATTCAACAAGCAAAGCCTTTTCAGCTTGAGCCTTTTTAGCGTCTTTCCAATCAGGAATAGCCGCCAGTAAAGCCTCCTGCTCATGCTGTAATTTCTGCTGCATGAACTGTGCTTGCTCCTGCTGAGATAACTGATTAAGGCGTTGCTTTTCACTTTGAATAGCCGCCGCCTTGTCTTGGTTGTCTCGCATCACCTCGCGCTGCCGTACCCATTCGATGGGGTCTTCGTTATAAAGACGATCCCAATCAATGTTTGGCTGCGCCACTTGCTGAACCTGTGCTTCCAACGCACTCAACAACTGAGCGTACTGTTCTCGCTCGGCACGCACTGCCTGCAACTCACCCTCGGTCTGCTTTCGCACCTCGGCAATTTGCTGCGTTTT